TCCTGTTTATGGTAATTCAAATTATCTTGTTCAATATATTTCTGAGAAATATCCGAAGAAGTTTCATGGGACATAAACAAACTTAGAATCTATACAATAGATATTGAAGTTTCTGCTGAACATGGATTTCCAAACATTCAAGCAGCTGTCTCTGATGTTACAGCAATCACAGTTCATAATAGTTCAACAGATGAATACCATGTGTGGGGAACAAGTGGTTATGTTCCACATGACCAAACAAAGAAAATATTTTATAATGAATGTGATGATGAAGATGATTTGATAGAGAACTTTCTTCAATGGTGGGAAACTAATTATCCACATATTGTTACTGGTTGGAATTGTAAGTTCTTTGATATTCCATATCTAGTTAATCGCATTAAGAATCTTAATAAACAACCAGCAAGATTATCTCCTGTTGGTGTTTTGAATGATCGAAGTGTTGTGATAGCCGGTAGAGAAAATCAGTTTTATACTCTTGTTGGTGTATCTACATTAGATTATATTGATTTGTATAAGAAGTTTACATACAAAGTTAGAGAATCATATCGTTTAGATTACATTGGTTCAGTAGAACTTGGTTTGAAAAAGTTATCCGTAGAAGATGTACAGGGATATGATCTATATAAAACGAATTACCAGAAATTTATTGAATACAATATCCGTGATGTTGAGATTGTAGAGAAGCTTGAGGAGAAGATGAAGTTGCTTGAGTTGGTTATTACTCTTGCATATGAATCGAAGATTAATTTTGAAGATGTATTCTCTCCCGTGAGAACTTGGGATGCCATTATCTATAATTTCTTAAAACGTAAGAACATTATTATTCCTCAACAGACAGATCAAGGTGAAAGAAAAGAGATTATTGGTGCATATGTTAAAGAACCACAAGCTGGATTGCATAAATGGGTAGTGAGTTTTGATCTTAATTCTTTGTATCCTCATCTCATTCAACAGTATAATATAAGTCCAGAAACTTTATATGATGGTGTTGTGTGTTCTGATTCCAGAGATATTGGAGTAACAGGATTGTTAGAACAGAAATTAGATACTGATTATTTAAAAACAAAACAACTAACACTTACTCCAAATGGTCAACATTTTACTTTAAAGAAAAAGGGATTTCTTCCACAACTGATGGAAGATATGTATAATGAACGAGTGGCGTTTAAGAAAAAGATGTTGCAAGAACAACAAAAGTTAGAAGATGGTAATTATAAGAATAAACAAACGGTTATTAATAATATATCCAGATATAATAATATTCAAATGTCAAAAAAGATTTTGTTGAATAGTGCTTATGGTGCATTAGCAAATCAACATTTTCGTTATTATTCACTTGAAATGGCCGAGGGCATAACTACAGCAGGACAGCTTGCAATTCGTTGGATTGATAAAAGTATAAATACATATATCAATAAACTATTAAATACAAAGGATATTGATTATGTTGTCGCATCAGATACGGATAGCATATATGTCACATTTGACAGACTTGTTTCTGAGGTCTTTAAAAAGACAAGAGAGACTAACGACACAACAAAAATTATCACCTTCTTGGATAAGATTAGTAAGGATAAAATTGAACCATTTATCAATAATAGTTATCAAGTTCTTCATTCGTATGTGAACTCTTATGCACAAAAGATGCAGATGGGTAGAGAGGTTATTGCAGATAAGGGTATTTGGACAGCAAAAAAAAGATACATACTTAATGTTTATGATTCAGAAGGGGTAAAGTATAAAGAGCCCAAGCTCAAGATCATGGGCATAGAGAGTGTTCGTAGTTCTACGCCTGAATGGTGTCGTAATTATATACAAGAATTAATTAAGACTATTATTAATACTGATGAAGATACTGTAATGAAAAGTATATCAGAGTATCGTGAAGAATTTAATAATTTGTCTTTTGACCAAATAGCATTTCCAAGATCAGTTCATGGTGTTGAAAAATATTCATCTACAAAAAGTATATATATAAAAGGTACACCAATTCATGTGAGGGGTGTTCTATTATATAATCATCTATTAAGAAAACATAAACTTACTAAAAAGTATCAATTTATTCGTGAGAGTGAAAAGATTAAGTTTGCATATCTAAAGGAACCAAATCCATTACATGAGAATGTAATTTCTGTTTCAACTCATTTACCAAAAGAATTTGATTTGGAAAAATATATTGATTATGATTTACAATTTGACAAGTCATTTCTTCAACCAATTAAAAATATATTAGATGTGATTGGTTGGAAAACAGAGAAACAGGGTAGTTTAGAAGCATTTTTTTAGGAGATGTTATGGCACATATTGTCAGACCATTACGTTTCAAAAATATAATACTTGAAGATTATGGAGTTGATAGTGAAACGGGTGATATATGGTCTTTTAAATTTCCAAATCATCCAAAGATAATGACAGCAACTCCACGAAATCCAAACCAACCAAAACAGAATTATCCATGTGTTGGGTTAACTGATCCACAATTCAAAGTGAGAGCAAATGGTCAGAGAGCTAATGTTATAAACGTACATCTTTTAGTAGCACATACTTTATTAGAAATACCTATTCCAGAAGGAGTAACAGAAAAAGAATGGAAAAGAACACCAATGAGTGTGAAAACGGCTTGTTTGGGTATCTATCAGGTTAATCATAAAGACCACGATAAACTTAATTATAGACCAGACAACTTGAATTACAAAACTCCTGCTGATAATTCACAAGAAGCAATAAAACATTATCAAGAAATAACTGACCAGTCTGGTTTTAATTTTGGTGATCTTGGGGAAAAGAGTCGTACAGAAAATGGTAAGTATGTGAGTCGAATACCTCATGTTGATGGTGGTAAAATGGTTATTAAAGCTAATGGGGTTAAAACAAATAAACCAAAAGTTAAGGCAAATTTGAATAAGTGGTTTATGAGGTGAAAGGTTATGGGATATTATAAAGATCCGACAGGTAAGGAATATAAGAAAACTTGTGGTTGTGAACATAATAAATGGAAATTTGAATATACTCCAAGTACTTCTCATTTAGGTAAAGTACTTTGTATTTGTGGTGCATATATAAAACACGCAACTGAAAAAGATGAAAGAGCTTTTAAATTTATTGATGTGCGTAATTATATACCAGGATCATTAGATCCTGTCATACCAGATATGGGTGTAAGTGATTGGACAACTGAATGGGAAAAGCCTATAAAATATTCTAGTATGAGTGATGCACATAAGAGGAGGATTTTTGAAGAAGAAACTTATAAATTATCTAACCGTCCAGATTTTAGGTCCTGTAAAAAGAGAGAGTGAAAGGAGTGAGTATGGCAACAAAAGATATTATTAAACATTTAATAAAGGTGACTGAAAATGATTTTGCTAGTGTGGTATCCTCTGGTATTGTTGGTGATTGTACTACTTTCGTGGATACAGGTTCATATTCATTAAATGCATTATTGTCTGGTTCATTATATGGTGGTGTACCATCTAACAAGATAACTTGTTTGGCTGGTTCTGAAGCAGTTGGTAAAACTTTTTTTGCATTGAGTATAGCTAAAAATTATTTAGAAAAAGAAAAAACAAATGTGATTGTATATTTTGAGAGTGAGGGTGCATTGACATCTGATATGATTAAAGAACGTGGTATTGATCCTAACCGATTTATTGTAATACCAGTTGCAACAGTAGAAGAATTTAAAACACAAGCAATAAAGATAATTGATAATATGAATAGTGATTATCAAGTTATGATGTTTTTAGATTCACTTGGTAATCTTTCTACTAGAAAAGAGATGGAAGATTCAACAAGTGGTTCTGATAAAAGAGATATGACCAGAGCTCCAGCTGTTCGTTCAGCATTTAGAACTCTTGCATTGAAACTTGCAAAGGCAAATATGCCATTGATTATTACAAATCACACTTATGATAAAGTGGGGAGTATGTTTCCATCTAAAGAAATATCTGGTGGTGGTGGCATCAAGTATGCAGCTTCTGTAATTGTTACTCTTGGAAAAAGAAAAGTCAAAGATGGTACTGAGGTGTTGGGGAATATTGTCAAGATGAAATTAGTTAAAGGCAGATTGACTAAAGAAGAATCAATTACAGAAACTAAACTTGATTATAAAACTGGTTTGGATAAGTATTATGGTTTGGTTGCACTTGCAGAGAAATATGATATATTCAAGAAAGTATCAACTAGATTTGAAACACCAGTAGGGAAAGCATTTGAGAAAACTATTGTCAATGAACCAGAAAAGTATTTTACTGAGGATGTGATGAAGAGGTTAGAAGAAGTAGCCAAAAAAGAATTTTCATACGGGTCGAGTGAATGATTACATTTCCAAGAGAAAAGGTAGCAGAAACAAATAGAACTTTCAAAGCATGGAAAACTTATCAGGCTATGTATTTGCATTTTACTGGTTCGTATGATTACTTTAAGTATTATGGAAATGCATCATGGGGTACGATTGCTTCAATGGAAAAGTATTTTGCAAAGTATGAGAACCAGACAGGATTTTCCTGGCAACGTGGTTTCTTTACATCACTTGGTAAGAAACATCTTAAAGAGATAGATTTGATATATTATTATTTGTCTCAGATTACCAGAGGTAAAATGTATCCAACAGAATTTTTGGATGATTACTTTATTGAATATAAGAATAAGATGGAGAGCTTTTCACTTCATCTTCAACGGAATATGAAAGTGGTTGTGGAGTATATGAAAGAATACAAGTTAGAATTTAATGAATTGTTTGTAGGGCCCGGGATTAACCATCCTCCAATATTAAAGTTGTTGTTGGGCGAAGATATTTCTTTAGAAACTTTTACAGTTTTAGATATTGTTTTAGGATTTACAAAGATACTAGATAAGAAATTGATTGATCCTATATGGAGAGATCAAAAAACATTGTGTTATAATTATAAACCATTTTTAGAAGTTAATGTAGATTCTAAACGAAGATTGATAAGGAAAGTATTAAATGAAAATTGATTTTAAAACAGGAAAAGTAATATACACAGATTATTTAAATGAAAATCCAGAACAAGTTCGTCAGTCTATTGAAGAAATGAAAATAACAGATGCACCAGAAATAGAACCAGTATTTTCTAAGACAAGGCATCAAGGATTGAAGTATGGCAGATGGAAATTTATATTTTACTGTTTTTTATTAATGGTAGATGGGTTGATTGGTATTGTATCAATCGGACAGACACAAAGTATTATGGCTCAAAAGTATTTGATGTCCGATTATGTTATAGGAGATTATAATGATAGACAAGACCGCAGTTAATTTTAATTCAAGTCCGTTATATAGATTTATGATAACAGATGGAAAGTTTAAAGGTGTAGAGTTTTATTTTAAAAATGTAGAATTAGATTCAAAGGATGATTCACTTGGTTGTGATGTAGCATTTGAATATGAAATCATTGGTGGAAATTATAGAGATCATGGTTATAGTGGAGAACAAGAATATTTAAATAGAGTTATTACAGATAAAAATAGAGATCAATTTAAAGTAGAGTTGGGTAAGATACTTAATAATTTATTGGTATTGAATGACCCAAGAGTTATTTTGCACAAAGGGAGAATGATTAATCAATGAGAATAGAACAGTTAATCCTTGAGAATTTAATACATGATTCGCAGTATGCAAGCTTGATAGGAGTGTTTTTAAAACCAGAATATTTTAGAGCTCAACCAGAGAAAATAATATTTTCTGAGATACAAGAACACATAAAAGAATATAATAAATCGCCAGGAGTTTCTGCACTTGCAAATATTGTTGCCGATAGAAATGATTTAAATGAAAATATATTTAAGAATTGTTTAGAAGTTTTAAATGGATTGAGTAAAACAAAATCAGATGATCCCGAATGGCTGGTGCATGAAACAGAGAAGTGGGCAAAAGATGCAGCTGTCTATAATGGTATTGTAGATTCGATTGCAATCTTAGAAGGCAAAGATACAAAGAAACCAAAAGATTCAATACCTGATATGTTGACTGATGCATTAGCAGTATCTTTAGATACAAGTGTGGGACATAATTATATTGAGGATTCATCAGAGAGATGGGATTATTATCACAAGAGAGAACAGAGATATCCATTTGGGATTGAGATGTTGGATAAGATTACGGGTGGAGGAATATCACCAAAAACTTTGACAGTATTTCTTGGTGGAACTGGTTCCGGTAAAACATTAGTCAAGACACATTTAGCATCTCAGTATATCAAACAAGGCTTTGATGTTTTATATATTACAATGGAGATGGCACAAGAGAGAATAGCTGAGAGAGTTGATGCTAATTTGTTAGACATTGACTTAGATCAGATTCGTTTATTGCCAAGAGAATCATTCAATGCAAAGATTGAAAAGATGATGAACTCTACCAGAAATTTTGGTAGATTAGTTATTAAGGAATATCCAACTTCAGGAGCTCATGTTGGAAACTTTCGTGGATTGTTGAGAGAGTTGAAGATCAAGAAACGATTTTCACCACAGATTATTATATTAGACTATCTAAATATATGTGCTTCCAACAGAGTTAAGTGGACAGCAAATATGAATACTTATGTTTATATTAAATCCATAGCAGAGGAGATTCGTGGGTTCGCAGTTGAGTCAAATACTCCTATCATCACAAGTTCCCAATTAAATCGTGAAGGATTTATGAGTTCGGATCCGGATCTTTCAAATATATCCGAGTCGTTTGGGTTACCAGCAACGGCAGATTTAATGTTGGCCATCGTGGCAAAGGAGGATAATGGGGGACAGTTAATGTTCAAGCAGTTGAAGAATAGATATAGTGACCCTACAGTTAATTCAAAATTTATGCTTGGTATGAATAAGAATCGTATGAGATTGGAGAGTATTACACAATCACAACAACCAGTATTAGCAGATAGTGGTGCTGATACAAAAAAGTCAGCAGATTCACCATTTCTGAAGCAACATAAAGATGTTAAAACGGCTATTAGTGATTGGAAAATATAGCCAAATGTACAAATATTATAAATATATGAGAGGATTTTATATAAATAATAGTGGATATGAAAGATAAGAAACTTATAGAATTGTTTCAAGAGTCAGCTGGAAAACTGAAACGTAAAGAAAAGAATAGTACGGCACTTCATTCAATGGGTGGATATGGTGAGATAGACCATGCGAAGATATGTCCATTTCGATCTGTTCCATTTGAAGATTGTCCGTTATGTAAGCTAGAGAGTTTAGATAAGCTATGAAAAGATTTAAAACATTTTTAGCAGAAGCAGGTGGAAACACCGATGAATCAACTTTGTTTGAATCACATATAGTTTTGGCATACAATGAAGAATATTTATTAGATGAAAAAATAAAATTTAGTGGTACGAATTTTAATACACAAAAATATGCTACACATTTAGCAGAAAATGTGATTCCATTATCTAAGGTAGATGCAGTAAACGAGAAATTTGGTGATGCTGGTTCAGCTGAATTTAAAAATTATATCAAACATAAAAAAGGTGCATTAGAGTGTGCAAAATTTGTTTATGGTCTTGATATACCAGATGTAGATATGAATCATTATGGTTCTGGTAGTGGAAATCTTTCAACATTTTGGACAAAAAATGGTGGTTCTAATGCTACACCAAAAACAGATATTTTTTTAAATGCAAAATCGGGTGATATTTCTTTAAAACAATTAGCTTCTGGTTCACAGTTAATGTCTGCTGCTGCTGGAGAAGCTGAAGCAACTTTCGCAGCTGCCGCAAAACATGATGCAGAAAATAGTGGTGTTGTTGATAGTAAATTAGTTCAAAACATTTTAAAGGCTTTGAAAGAAAGAATTGTTTTTGGTAGTGATATTGAAAAAGAAATTAAAAAACAAGATGGTAAAAATAGATATTTTGGTAGTGGTGATACACAAGATGGTTTTCGTGCTTTAGCAATAGCAAATAATGTATTGTTCTGGCCTAATCCATCAAAAAAAAATATAGAAGGATTTGCTAAATTTGCAGACATCACAGGTAAAAGTAATATATTTTCAAAAGTAAATTTTAAATTTCTTGACAAGAAAGGAAAATTAATAAAAAGAGTAAAGCCTTTATTAATGGGTGGTGCATTTCCAGATGAAATTGTTAATATTATTAATCAACAAGACCTTTTAAAAACAGGTAAGAATATTGCAAAGAGGGGCGTTTGGAACGGTAAAAACAATACATTTGTAGGTAAAGTTATTGAGGTTAATACGACTGAAAAAAAGTTTGAAAAATTAAAAGCAGCAGTTAAAAAGGGTTCTAAAAAGG